TTGATGCCCGAAATTCCAGGCTCACCAAAGCTCAAGTTACCAAATGCGTCATTCTTGACGAAACCAGATATTACCGATAAGCTAGTTTTATAAGTTTGTGCTTCAACCTGACCAACTACGGTCCAGGCGTCGATCTCAGTGTTGCTGTCTAGGATAACCGCTTTGTCGGCAGTTGCTACGCCAGGTGTGGCTGTGAGCAACGCGATAACCGAAGCACCGCCGATCTCTAAAACCGATTCGGCAAGAGGCCCACCAATGAACAATTTATCTGAATCGTAAGCATATCCCAGCTCACCTTCTTCCAATTGTCCAATCGCAGGATCTGCTCCTAAAATACGACGTTTAAGTTTAATAGGTGTTACCATGTAGATATCTCTTATGGATCTTGAGTCAAGTCTCTAATTATATATGCCCATGGAATACATAAACCCTTTTATTCAGCGGGTGTTACGACTAGTTCTTGGTTGGGAATTGAGTCTATGGATCAATCCAGAAACCCCCATCAATAGGTCCAGTCTCATAATTTCCAGTCGTTGAATTAAAAATTAGCACATCACCATCTTGTGCGCCAGTGATGTCTATACCAGTAATCTCAGAGAGCGATGTCGTCTTGAATGCACCAACTCCCTTTAATAAAATCTTGCTGCCCGCAGGTGCGCCTAGTAGAATACTTGGCTTACCTTGAGCTACGATAGTTGTATTTGGTTGGTGTGGCATATCAGCAGACCTTTGTGACTTCTGGTGTTACTCTAGCGATTCCTTGCAACGCTCTTGCAACCACGATGGGTACAACAGTATCGTCAACTACTTCAACATCATACACATAACGGCCAGGGCGCAATGCTTGCGTCTGATTGGCGGTCAGCTTCAATTTGAATTCACCATCTACAGGAGTTGTGATTTCAATGGTAAAGTCCACAGCTTGACGAGAAGTATGGTTTCTTCGGAGTTGAGCGTTGACTATCAGCCCGGTCAAGTCCCGAGGCGTATCATCAGACGCGAAAATTTGGATCGAAATTTCGAATGTCGATCCCTGTTCTATCAGTAGATTTGCGTCAGCAGCAGCCATAGGTATTCCTTACTTCAACTCTCAAGTATTTAGTCTTTGGAGAGAATACGGGAGTCTCCAAATGCAACTTTATGCGAAACTGATTATCACGCGACCAAAAGTACGGGTCGGCTCGACGGTAACGACTTGTGTGCCAGAGATAAATCTTCCAGTATTACCACTTGAACCGCCACCCGGACCACCATTATTGGGACCGATATTATCACTTTCATCGCCGCCTCGGAAGCCGCCGCCGCCACCTCCGTGAGCCCGCCGAGCGAATACATCTGGAGTAGTCATAGTACGACCATGTGCCCTACATGCCTGGGCAAAGGTGCTTGTGCCGTTACTACCGGTCGCGGTCGCACCTGCACCACCACCACCACCTGCAACACTAATGATATTATTGGTAACGATGCCGCTGAACCACACTACTGAACCAGCGCCGCCACCACCGCCACCACCTTGACACGAAGGCCCGGGGCAACCAAAATTGTCTCCACTTGTTCCACCACCACCCGAAGGTTTATTAAATCCACCGACAGCAGTACCACCATCTGTGTCTACTTGTGGGCAACCACTAATAGTGTTGTGAAATCCATTCATGGGGTTTCCACCACTGGAAGCACTACCCAAGATGTTGCCACCAAGTCCATTAGTACCACCAAAAATACCGCCAGCATTACCGTTTGTTCCTCGTTCACCACAAGCGAAGTCAATGACATCTCCCGGGGTGACATTTGAGACGCATCTTCGTATCGCTCCGCGGCCCGCGAAGCCACCTTGGCCGCCGTCACCACCCGCAGCACCCCAAACTTCTGTTTTCATTAATGATGCACCACCGGGCACAACAAGATTTCCTTGAAGAGAAGCTGCTGTGCCGAATCCGCCTGCATGATGTCCTGTATCAACCATAACAACAAACGGAACGGAAAGAACAGTATGCGTAACCGTGGCGAAACCTGAGAACGCTCCTTGAGCATTCGTTACACGATAACGCCATGTGCAATTTCCATTAGCCACTGGACCTGCCGCACGAACTGTTACATTACCACCTGCTGTCGAAACAATGACACAGTTATTGAGAGCAACAAGTCCAGAAGTTGAAAACGTACATGGCTGCGAACCGCAGTTGTCGTTTAAAAGCAATGTTGCTTTACTGACAACCACACTTGGTGGACTCTGCCCCAAATCTTCAATCACCGAAGGTCCGGTGTCGTTGTTTGCAACTGGAGTCGGCAAATTGATGTTCATGCTCACCGTTGCTGTGTCACTTCTTCGGTTAGAAAAAGGTTCGAGGATCAGCGGCATCAGCGGATCAGTTATCTTATATTGAAAAGAACAAGTCGTTGAACTTAATCGCGCCACCGGCACAACCCGCACGTTAGCACCGACAACAACCGCCGTGCAATTGACAGCACTGCCACCGACAACTGCAAACACAGGAGTACCCACGAAAGTATCGTTGGCGAGTATCACACCATTGATCGAAATATTGTTGTTGATTAACTCTGTAACACCGATGCCACTATCGTTTACCGCATTGATGAAGTTGGCAATGATAGTTACTTTAACTTCACAAGTATTAGAAATTTGTCCCGTCTTGGTGTCGGTCAAGAAGTAAGAGAACGAACATTCATTTGGACCAGGACCCGGCGGTTGAAATGCAATGGTTGATGTCACCTGAATCGTTGCGCCCAAGTCTATAACAGTGCAGTTGACTGGTGACAATACCGTTACGGTTACAGGGTTCGCTGTGTTGGGCGGGGGCGATATCGCACCACCAAAAGTATCATTTGCGGTGATACTTCCAGCACCAAATTTTGGAAGAATCAGTGGACGAAATTCGGTTGCAACAAACGCGCCGCCTGGACCGTCATCCACACATACCGTAAGTGGAAAGAACGGTTGCAGAGTTACCGTTGCTGTTGATGTCTGAGATGTAACGTTGTCTTGAAGGGTATAATCGAATGATGCCGGTGTGAGTGCGTTCGCACCGTCGTCGTCCCAATGAACATCGGGAGCACCACCCGTCAAGCTCGCAACACCACCAACGAAGTTTGAAACTCCGATAATCGTTGCACCGTTTGCAGGAATAATTTGGTCGTTCGCTAGAAGTGTTGATCCAAGGATAAGTGTTCGCTTGCAGAATTCTACAGCGAGTGGACCATCAGGGTTGGCAGCGAAGCCGCCAGCCCCAAGTAACATTCTGAAGTGAACAGACTTTCTCATTACAGTTCGAATACTGCTCGGGATCCATACCACACACCGGGAACATCATTTACATTGACCAAGACATATAGAGTAGTCTTGTTGGGTAGGGTTTGGACAGCCGGTTGGGCTACAGAGTTATCCCAAGCGATAGTACCTCCACCTGAAATTGTTATATTGGGTGTCCATCCACCAGTACCATCTTGATGGATAATCAACGTGACGCTGTTTGTGACGGGATCAACCGCTGACGCACCGGGCTGCTGCAACTCAAGCGTCGTGCTTGCGGTCATAGTGATTTCGAAAGTTCTATTTCCTGATCCGCTGTCATTGTCCTGAACGACCAACGGAAGCGTACCACCCACAGCAGTTTGACGGGAAGTTCTTTCGACAATCGAAGTCACCAAGGGGGAACCAAGCAAGCCAATGGCTAGCACATCGTTTGTCAACTCAATGGTGGGTACACCCGTAGTTGGGTCAGTCAAACCACCAACATAATTCATAACGATCGCGGTCGTCGAGTCAATCGCAATCATCATCGTCTTGCTGATATCACCCGGCGTTGGCTGTGTCTGAGTCATCTCTCCAGGATTACTTTTAGACAAGAAGTACACAGCACCCGGAGTCAAACCTGGACCTACATCGTCAGTAGCGGCATCCCATTCAACTGTGGTCGCTTCGATGCACCCTCTCAGGTTGAGTTCGAAGTTGTTCGCATCAATGACGTTCTCAACAACACCAACTGCCTCGGCGTTGTCTAATGTGTCGGCTTGAGCCAGAATATATCCAAAGGGTGTAATCTTGTCAAGTCGAACAACGTTACCAGGAATAAACCCGTGAGCGGCCTGGTTAATCTCTTTGACTGTCGAGCCTGTGAATGGAATCCATCCGGGATCAATCTCACCAAAAGCGTCAGCACAAGGAATTGTGAACGGTGTTGGCGTCTGGGAAGAGTGGCAGCCATCAAGCATGTCAGCATTGAGGAAGCGGGCAAATCCTACGACCTCGGAATCGTTCGTTGGTGTGAGGCTATCAAAGATGATGGCCGTTCCGGTATCATTGAAAAGAGACGCAACGTGCCGTAAAACGAACGTACCTTCATCAGCAAGAATCGGATCAAGGCCAGTCGGATAGTTGTTTAGGGTATAGCCAAACGGCAGTACCGTTGGATTTGCTCGGTTCAAGAACTCCCAATGGTCGTCGGAACCTGGGAAGTTTGGATCAATCGTGGACCGCATGGATACGATCAGGGGATAAGGACCGCCGCCGCCACCTTGTAGATCCAAGACGCCGGTTTGGGTTTCAATCGTTGTCGTGAACACGTTGAAGTTCTGATCGACTTCCCAACCTTGATTCACGAACCATCTATCGCCCGTATTGAGCCATGTGATCGTCTTGTTGCCATCTGTCGAAAGCAAAGTGATTCCACCACCATCGGCTGTGGTATCATCGCCTCCGGGTACACCGGGGGTTCCACTACCATCGTGGTTCAAGTTAATGTTCTTGTCCTCGACTTCCAGATTCAATGTGCTGAGCGTCGTCGTCGTGCCGTCAACAATCAAATCACCTTTGATGGTGATGGTTACAAATCCCGGTCCGGGAGTGGAAGATGTACCAAACTGGTGATCGCAATTGATAACCGGAGGAAGCATGTTCGATGCTTCAACAACCTTAGTGGTAGTGGTCGATGTGTCATGAACGATGTACCGATCGTCATTCTCAACGATGTCGGGTGCCGTACAGTTCAAACCACTCAACACCGGCACAAGAGGTCCAAAGAAAAGGAGGGCAAGTCGGCCCGTGGTGTTGTTGAATCCAAGGGGAGCTTCGGGAATAATTTCAATCAGCATATCACCCTGGAAACGAATGTCTCGCGTGATCTTCAAACCGAGCGTAGTGGCGTCGGTGATATCCTGCAAAGTTGTGTACCCGGTAATGGTTGGGAACACACCGTCACCGGTAGCGTAGAAGTTATCGTAGAAGTCATAGAGCTGCAATGGGTTCAATGCATCAATAACTTCGTTCGTTCTATCGAGCCAAGTTTCAAAGTCGTCTGCAAGGACGATGTTGTCAATATTGATTAGGTCAATGGCCATTAGCTATCCTCGGACTTCTTTCTGCGGGTGGTCATTTTCTGCTTTACCAATTTACTTAGCTCGGCCAACTGTGCTTTCAGTTCCGCAATTTCATGATTCTGTGATTCGGCCTGGATTCTCAGGGCACTCACTTCAACCTGTCGGTTTCGACGATTTGCTCGACGCTGCAAGTAAGCATTGCGTGCGGTAACATCACGATTCAAGATAGCTTTAGAGTGCATGTCACGCACCAACTTACGACCTTCAACCTTTACTAACTCTGGAGCCTTAGTCTTTTTCTTTTTTGCCATGATTAGATTACCGCGATTGCTCGCAAGTCCCTTAGTCTCGGAACTACCGAGTCGCTGCTTGAATACAGCGTCACTTTGATTACAAACTTACTGAACGGTTCTGGCAACTCGGTAGGTAGACGGTATTCGATTTCTTGGAAATCGTCGTCGTTCTGCGAGATCACATCCTCGACCGGGTTCAACTGAAGGAAACGTTCGTCGGGGAAGTCGCCTTCTGCCTCGGGCGTCTGTTGCTTTATGAATACCTGAATCTCAGTTTCGATTCGTTTGTTGACCGTCAAGAATACTCGCATGTCGCTGGCTTCGAACCCTGGCTCCAATGTTACCAGACGGGTAATATAGCGGGCGATCGGACCATTGAAACCGTCGTCGGGAATCACTTCGGTATCGTGAGCAGGAAAAGCACTAGGCTCAAGCTCACCGTTGTAGGTCGGTTCCTCGGTGTTCGTGTTTCGATTGTCATTGACTTTGTTCTCGATCGCAATAATACCCAATCGTGATTGGTCTATTGCTGGTGAGATTGCATCGTCGGCCGTGGTTAATCTTGCCCGAAGAATCAACGACGGAGGAGCACTAGCCATCAAGACTCTTTGCTTGACGTTGAATCTCTCTCGCTGGTTGGCCAAGATTGTTCTAAATTGCCCGCTAAGAATACCGAGAGTATCTGTGTCAACCGAATACGTCAGGGTAGAGTCTGGGAACTCAAGTTCATTCGACATCAAGTATAGCTCGTTGATTCCTGCTGTATCGGACAGAGATGCCGGTGGGGGACTCTGCATGTTTGTAGCCAAGACGTTTCTAAAATCAATTTCACCGACCGAACCAGTTTGGAACTGGGCCCGATTCAGACGCATCATCAAGTCAGTTGTTTGATCCGGAGTCCACGTGGAAGCGTTCTGCGATCTGAACAACGAACCTGCATATGGTTGTGCTGAAATTCGTTCTTCGGTGCCTAACTGATCTTGACCGATCACGGCAACGTATGTCAGGTACTCATTGCTATTTGACAGAATGACGATAGCATACTCTTGACCACCCGACAGGTGAACAGGAGACGAGAACGTGAACGTTGTTACGGTGTTCGCATCAGATGGATCAGGATTATCGCTGATGTTCACAGCCGACGGCTCAAGATTGACTTCTGAGAATGGGATAACAGCCGCAGAGTGCGGGAAACCATTCACGACTGGTCGAAGTTGAACCGTAACCGGGATGCTTGAGTTGACAGGCTTTCCTCGGAAGAACAAATCAAGGCTGGTCACGAACACTCCATTCGGGAACAAGTTGCTGTCAACCAAGAATGTCTGTGCCAACGGGTCAACCCATCGCACCTTAGTTTGTGAGCGAACCGTTCTATCGCGGGTTCGAACATCGCGGGCCGGGCGAGTTTGCGTGACCGACTGACGACGAAGAACAGGAACGCGAGTTGAAACGATTGCTTCTTCTCGACTCTGCAATAGACCCTGAGCATTCCACATCTGTTCAGAAGAAGTCAAAGCGTTCGCAACAATGTTGTTTGGTTCGTCAGTTAGACGGAACAAGCGATCACCGGTTCTGAATCTACCCGCAGGAATATCAAACTCTAGATTAGAAACTTTACCAGCAGCGTCAGTGATAATCGGATCGCCTGGTGCGCCGCCGAATGGTGTGCAGAATGCTGAGACTTCAACACAATCAAAGTACGGGAATACTCGCGTGTTCGGCTTCATACCTTGAGAATTGGATACTAGGACCTGCGGTCTAATGAATGGTAGAATGCTGACATCAACCACACGATTGCCCAATGATCTTTCGATTCGCTCAGGCACAACGCGGGTTTGGATACCTTGTCGAGTCTCACGACCGGTGACAGTTTCAACGGTACGTTCAATTGTTTGTGTCGTCTGCTCGATCTTGAGACGCATTACTCCATCAGGAGCACGCGAAGCGTGAGGAGCACTGAGACGGCGACTACTCGTTCGTCGGAATGTTCGACGACGTTCGGTTCTGCCGGTCCAATTTGCTTCCCAACCACCCCAAGATGTACCGAAGCCGTTGGGCAAAGCACCGTTTGCTGCGGTAGCAATTGCGGCCCATGCATCGTTCTCGCCTTCAAGATTGACCCGAAGCTGTGGTCGTTGCTCAACGTCGATCCAGATATCGGACGGTGGGGTGAGCGTCATGTTTCCCATCCAGTTGACAACATCAAAGGGGTTGACACTGATAGCTGTGCTTGCGAGTGGCTGGAACACTAAATCTGTTGGGGTGAACGCCATCGTCACAAGACCATCGCTTGAAACATTAATGTTGCTGGCGCCGGCTTCTTCACTCAATTCGAGGATTCGATCAATGAACGGGGGCCGAAGTTCCTTCTCCTCGGGATCAATAGCACAATCATAATCAGGATTCAAAACGTCACCGACACTATGTCCCTGGTATGAGTCAACAATAATTCCACTCTTGAACCGATTATCGCCAGCATCGTCGGGGATGGGCAGAGCATCTGCCTCTCGTTCGAGCAGCGTCAAAGACGTGTAGTATTCAAGTCTCTGCACTCGACGTTCGATCCCACCGATGTCGCTCATCGTGTATCGCTTGTTTTCGATGAAACGAATCGTTACATCTTGAACGTTGTATGTGTATGGTGGAATGGAAACGACGTATAACGTCAGAGCTTCAGGATCATCGGCTGGAACTTCTGCTTCAAGACTTGGAATTCCACGAATCACATCGAACAGTTGCTCTTTGCGAAGAACAACCTTGTCGATACGAGGAAGATGGAAGCTGTAGGTAGCATCGAACGCCTGACCCGCTTGCGGCATGAACACCTTCCGAATGTCACCAGACGGATCTCTAATAGGACGGAAGTCGATACTGTCACGCAAAGCTACGGTTATGCCGGTTTGCGGACTAGTGTACAGAGGAATATCCTCAAAGCGAATATTCGAACCCGGTACGGTGTGCGTGTATGAGTTAACATACAGGGGTCCATCGCCCTGGTGTTCGAAGTAGTTGACGAACATTCTGACAGGCTGAGGTACAGAAATTCCACTCAGAGGATCATACTCAATGGATGCGTGATCGTAAAGGTTGTCTCGCTGACCCGGATCAATAAAGAATGCAGGGGTTACTGATACATCAGCTCCCGTGGGATCAGAACGAATATCCTCGACACCAAAGATATCAGAGAGGGGAATTGTTCCTCTGAACCTCACGCTTATTACTTCGGCCGTCGCGGCGCTTGTGGCACCTGTGATCGTATCTCCGACCGAAAAAACATCGGCGAGAGCGTCAAGTTGAAACAGAGCAATAGCTCGATAGTTGAAAACCGTTTGTAGTTGGATAACATTAGACGATGAACTGAATGTGATCTGTTCGTTCTCGCTGAATACACCTGTAGTAGTTGCATCCATCTCGTACATCGCGGCGCGATACACACTGAAACCTGTTGCAGTAGTTACGAAGAATGTTCGCGTAACAGCAGATGAGGCGCCTGTAATTGTAGCACCATCGGTGAATTGACCAAAGACGAATCTGAAAGATGTGGGACTCAATGCAACGGCAACGGCCGTAGCGGCCGCAAGTGAGACACCTTGAAAAACGTATTCACCGGAGAAAAAGAGGCCTGCACCACCAAGGGTTGCCCCTGCATCAACATCAATAAAATCACAGTTGACGATTGCGGTCGAGCCGCTGGTTCCTCCGGTAGCTATTTCTGATGGTGAGAACGGCTGAATGGTTCCAACATCACCCAAAGCGTATGTCCACGAAAGCTCAGCAACGATCTTTCCGGCGCCGTCTAGCGTTGCGGTTCCACTAGGCAAGGTGATAGTTTCGGCAGCTCCAAAATCGAAGTTGTCAGTGAGAGCGCCTGCTTCGGGGGTTGCAATCGAACCGCCGCCCCTGAGAATCAAATCAGCAACCAAAAAGATATCAGTTGGAACTTGGAAATTCTTCTGCAAGACCTTGTTGCGGCGTATGACGGGTTCGGTGCCACCTGCATCGTTGACTTCCAACGTTGCGATCAAAGTTACACTCCGACCGGTTATACCGGGAATGTCGAGGGTACATTGACCATTCGAGAACGGCAAGGTATTGTTTGTTTCGATCTCATTAGACCCAGCCGCCATATCAACAATGTTTCCGTTGAGGGGATCAATAACCGTATAGAATTGAAGCTCACCACCAGTAACGATAGGTGGATTGCCACCCACGAATCGAATGTCAGGACTGCCGGTTGACACCGAGCCAATACCCGAAGCATTCAATGGTACAGTGAATTGCTGCTGACTTCGCCAGTCAGTCTCAGTAAACTTCTCCGTTGACTGACCGACCGGAACCGGGAAAACAAGACTGTTGCGATTCGATTCGAAAAGAATCGTTGCAGGGTTGCCCAAGCGGTTCACGATCGACGGGTCGATGCCTTCGGGTTCTCTAATGAACCAGAACAGAGTTGCAGCATCGTTGATCTCGCGGACATCAATAATGCTCTTACCGCTATCAAAGACTGTTTCATACAGATAGACTCGATAAGCGTCAGCACTGTCGCGTTGAATCTGTCGAACACGACCTGTACCAACTTGCACACTGTTTGCGTCGAGCAGATTCACTTCCTGTGTGTTGACTGGGAAGATCAAACTGTTGTCAATATCGAAATCTAAGTTCCAGTTTTCAAACTTTGTGTCGGTGTTTGAATCAACCAAAACATAGTTACCGAAGGTGGTGTTGACGTTGAAGCCTGCAACCGAATCAGTATCGCGTCCTTTGTCAACCTTGACGAATTCTGTTTCGAGATTCTCAAACTGGAACCCATGAACGAACGCTTTGCCTGATTCAAGACCAAACGCAATCTTGTCCTCTTCACCGCCCTGGGCGAGAGTAAAGACACCTTCGGTGTCCTCGTTTAGAGTGCTTGCGATAGTTGGGCTTGCAGGCGTGTCAGCAGTAGCACTTGACGTGACACCGGTAAGAGTTTCTGAATTGACAAATTCACCGCTCAACATCAAGAAACTGATATCGAAGTCAGTGATGAAGTTGACAATACCGGTTGCACCAGAAGTGCCGCCTGTTACGCTTTCACCAACCAAGAATGTTCCAACCTGGCTAACAACTGTGAAGGTAAAGAGATCGTTTTTCAGGTGGGGTCGAATGTCAGGCGCGAAGGTTCGAACCGTAAAACTACCGTGGATATCCTCGGTTCTCTGAGCAAGTTCATTACCAAGAGCAGAGTAGTCCGGTCGAACAGCTTGCAGAACAACAATGTCTCTGCGGATTCTCATCCACTCGACGAAGTTTTCATCAGAGAATTCTGTTGGTGTCTCCGCAGTATCTTCGAACAACCTAAAGTCGATGAGCAATCGAATGCGGAAACGGTCAGCACCAGGAGCATTGAAGTTTGGGGCGCCGAACGCAGGGTCAAGTAGTGAAGTGTCGTCGTCAGCGGTTACGATATCTTCAACGAGATCGAAACCGACGCGAGCATTGATGCCCGAGAACAGTCTAGAATTCAAAGGCGCCGGTGAGTCTGCTGCAACTGCTGGTCTGAATGGAACGACTCGCTGGCTATCGGTCAGAATAAAGAAGCCCTCAACAAAGAAACTTCCCTCGCTGATAGATGCCATGATGCAATCACCGGTCACAGCGATGTCGGGATCCGTAGCAAGAGTCTTGACCGTTGCTTTAATTACCGGATTGCTTACTTGCGAGATAACATCGCCAGGTTGGAATTCGTCTGTAACACCGGTGCTGGTGTATTCGATGAACAGAATCACATAAGGATCGTCACCGGTTTCTTTGATCGCATGGTACACGGTCGCTACGAGATCGGAGTCAGTGTCGCTTGTGATTTCAAAAGCGATGAATTGCTCAAGGTCTAGATCAACGGTACTGAATTGAGGATCGACCCGCAGGAACTTGACATTCAAGTCCGCGATGTTCGCACCGATGACCTTGCTGCCGTCCTCAAAGATATGGGAACCGAACCGGTCGATCTGGTTCTGGAGGATAGTTTGGATTTGTGTAAGCTCTCTCGCCTGGACAGCGAACCCAGGACGATACAGCATCCGGAGAAATTTCTTGTCCGGATCGAAGTCGTCGAAGTAGGGGCTTACATTAAAGTCGAGCGTACTAACCATGCACCAATTCCTTAGAATTCAACGAGGATCTTGTATTCCTCAGCCTGCTCAATGTCACGCTGAATGGGCTTTACATTCTGTATGTATAACAGTTCTCCAGAAGTATGAACCAGTTCCGGGTCACTCTTTGCAGTAACTTCCCCAATAGCGGATATTGTTATCTCTGTCACGGGATCAAATTCGTCGATCAGTTCTCCAATATCATAGTCTCCTACAACACCAACCAAGCTGAGAACACCGGTCAGGCCGTCGGTTGCTGGTTCCCATTGCACGATGATACCTTCAACTGTGGAATCGACTTGACCGCCGATATCAATAGTGATCGAGAAACCAGACGTGCCACCAGTGACCACTTCACCGTCCAAGAAAGTACCAGAAACACCGCTCAGAGAAACCACTGATCCAGGACTTCCCACCGAGGCGGGGGTCCACGCAACCACTGTTCCGGTAGCACCTGACGATTGTCCTGTGACTGTCTCACTGGAGAGCAGATTCTCACCCGAAACATATAGAGAAGCGTCTGTCAACTGAAGCTCGCTCTGACCTTTAGCGATGCGGTCTAACGTGAACGAATCGTCGTTCAGTTGACCAGCAACAGTGCCATCTGATTGAAGGGTGATCTGGCATGTCTGTCGATAAGTTTCTGGTGAGTTCAGCGGAAGCTCAGTCACCAATTTCACGGTCGCAATATCGGTGCCCGTGAATACCGGAGTCCCATCAAACTGGTGTAAAAACTCACCGGGGTTGGCACCCTCAGGCAAAACAAAATCTTTGTCGGTTGCGTTCTGAATGACCAGTGTGCCTGCTTCGCCTGAGCCATCAGGTTCCCATTCGGTGATTTCACCAACGTTGCCACTCTCATCACCGATCAAGAATTCACCAATCGTGAATGAGCCAGTGAGCAATGCGTTGGAACCATCCCAAACAACTTCGATTCTTAGCTCTGGTGGGATTTCCTCACCAGCAATTGTACCAGTTCCATCGTTCAGAACCGGGTTGCGAACAATACCGAATTGTCGGAAATCGTTTGCTACCTGGAACACTCCTAATTCATCTTGGTCTGTGCGAACCACAATGAGGGCTCGTCTAGCACAAAGCTCTTTCACGGCATTTGAACCGTGACCTCCAGGTGGCGAAATTTCAGCTTCGGCAACTGCCGGTGCCGGCGAACCCAACGGGAACAACGGAGTAAGCTCAACGGTGGCGCGTGTGTAATTGCTGCCCCGATTCACCACATTGATTCGCGTGAGAATTCCCTCAGCATTTACAACCGATGATGCTGTTGCACCATCACCGTCGCCAGAGATCGTAACCTTTGGGGTGATAGTATAGAAGCTGGACAGAGCCGGGTTTGCATCTGCAACCAAGTCAGCGTCCCATGCTTCGGCTAAAGTAAAGATTTGGCTAACACCATCATAGCTGACAACTTCACGCTCCTGACCAATTCCAGGTCCAGAAACGATGGTGGCAACGTAACCGTTGAATACGTCATTGACTTGACTGAGAATAGATGCACCCTTCATCTCACGACTCTTGACTTCGTAACTGTCACCAGTAAGAACGTTGGCGGAGAATGATGTATTGAGTGTTGCTGTTCGGGTAGGACCATCATAGCTAACGATGATTCTTTCTTCACCTGAACCCGTACCGTCGATGATTCGCAATACCATATTGTTATACGCACCGTTCACTATACTAGCGGTGACGTTTAATTCAACCTGACCGACAGCAGGAAAGCTGACAATCGTATTCGTATCTTCGATAGCATTCTCGCTACGCTGAACGAATTGAGTCACGTTAGCGGGTACGCTGAACGGATATGATGATGGTTCGATATCGCCCGGGCTGATAAGATCAATGAAGTCAATAGACCCATTGATCGCTGCCTCTTGCACATTGAATTGTAGCTGTCTCTCGTCGGGTAGCAACCCTTTACCCCGAATGAATTCTACGGGTATGAAATCTTCTGTCAAGAAATCACGCAGATCCTCGGGAACACGGTATAGGAATTTCCACCGGTAGAGATCGTTAGGTCGCACAAATGCTTCGGTAGATGTACCGGTTGGTTTCTCGGTGGAGAGTCCACCGAAGTTATTACCCAAGCACTTGTAGACATCTCGACCGTCAACCAAGACATAGAACTGTTTGGGATCGTCTGGATCGAACAGAGCTACATCGTCGTCGTACTGATCGAACACTCGTCCTGGTTCCCAATTGATTCGTGGAACCACTAGAACGACATCACCAACACCGATTCTCTTGAAGCCGAAGGCCTGCTCCCAGGCTTGGTTCTCAGATATCACCGAATCCACGTTGAATGGAGGGTTGTTGTCGTCAGCACCCGGTTGTGTGGGTGGTAGTTCCCAAGACGTTACCCTGGAAAGCATCAGATAGAAGTTGTCGCCCGTGTCAAGGCCGAACAACTCCCTGAACTTCTCAGCCAAGAATCGTCTAAAGTCACACCTAAATGGTTCGCATCGAGCCATACTACCTTCTCTCTATAGAGTTATTTAGTCCGTCGGACCGGTTCCATCCAACCCGCCGATATCTTCATTTGGATAACCTGCATCACTCAGCACTTCCTGCGTGTCGGTTGGTACACATAGGATTCCCTCAGCCACAGGCATATTGCGTGCGAAGTCCCGAACTACGATGTCCCGCCATGGCATACCGTCTGAATAGATCAAACTGCTGAGTGAATCGACTCTCGCATCGGCACCTGAACTTTGACCGATCATTACTTCGCCCGGTCTAAACTCGCCACTGGTGAACATAATTACTTGACTTTCGCTGATCGGGTTAGTCAAGGGCAGATCGTCAGCATCAATCGTCCCTGTTGTCCCAACTTCAACGATCACATCAACAGTGATTTCTGAACCAGATATGTTGCCCACAATATCTTCACCGTCATCAAACGGCCCACCGATGATTTCTCCTAAGATCAATTCGCTGCCCGCCTCTAAGAAACCAGCAGGGGTCCATTCAAGCACAACACCCGTCGCACCTGATAGCTGACCCGTCACCGTTTCTCCCAAATCAAAGTCAGCGTCGATGGTTACTTGACCACCTTCTGTGATAGAGACACCAGATGTTTGGCCCGTGATTGTTTCGCCGGCTGCGAACGGACCAGTCTCATTGATAACGGTCAACACCGATCCTGGATTACCAACAGCAGCAGGAGTCCACACACCCACGGTTGCCGTTTCGCCTGAAGTTTGTCCCGTGACTATTTCACCGACTTCGAAATCTTCGTCGAGAACGTAATTCGAAGCATCGGTAATCTCAAGGGAAGTCAGATACGGGGTGATGTCTGTGATTTGCAGCGAGTCACCAACCACCGATTCACCTATCGTGAACGTACCGCTGAGCATCGTTCGATCAATCACTCGCATGTTCGGGTTGGGGTGCGGCTCACCGAGTCCTGGAATCTCACGCATACCACGCCGGTTCGGGTGGTGATAGATGATAAAGATAGGATCTGATTTCGGTCTGTGCGGAAATCCCCATCTCGGTACAGGTTGATTAAGAAGCGAGATTAGTGTCAGGGTTTCGGAGGGAGCAAGTTGTGTTAGTGTTTCACCAAGAATGAACACACCGTCAGTAACCACCAAACCAATTTTTGTTCCTGTAGTATCCACAGCATAAACAATTGCATTTGCAGCAGATGTATTCCCTACCACCGAACTACCAATGGTGAACTGATTACTTACGCTTGTAACCGTGAACCAGAATGGTCCACTTCCCGATCCATAAGCAAGGGTTGGTCTAGCAAGTAAGTCGGGCAGAGCAGGATCAAGGCCGTTGAAGTCGCCAGGAAAGGCAGGATTAGAACCTGGAACATGAGGACCACCAGTACCATCCTCAGCAACAACCCCAACCGCAGGGTCGAAACCATCAGGGTAAAGATCGAGATTTGGTAGGAAGGCTTCGGCTGTGTTTCGCAGGTCATCGGTGGTGAGCCAAGTGTAAGGAGTGTAGTGTCCAATGAGAGGTATTTCGTATGCCTGGAAACGTGTTTCGTGGGGTGCTTCGCTTTCGATGCATCTAAAGATGGTCACTTCACCGAACACTTTCAAACCAGCAGGGTGAATCACTCGCTTGACTGTACCCAACCATTTGTCGATCGTAACTTCGGTCTTGAGAACATAAGAGTAATCTTGGTAGAAGAAGCTATCTTGAATCACTTTGTTTGAACTGATCTTGCCATCATTGTTGCCAAAGAAACCGTCAGCGGTAAAGATCGGGCCCAGCAGTACATCCGCAGTTGCTCCGGTGCCGTTCTCCGATTCGCTGAAGTCAGGGATCGGTGGAATAAGATAGTTAGTTCCAGGGTCCCGCACCGCAATACGCAAGATGGCTCCCGTCTTTCCATCGACGCGATCAATAACACCTAAAGCACCGATGCCTACGTCGCCGGAAGCATTGGTTAGCCGCACTACTTCGCCCACACGGAATCCTGTTCCTCCGTTGGTTATGTCGAAACTGACGATCATCGTAAAGATGTTTTCTTCGATCTTCGTTATGGTGCCGTCATCTTCTACAATCTCAAACTCCACACGCTGCGGTGGATTAAACGTACCGAAGATTTCAGTAAGAACAAATTCGGTTACTTCATATAGACCCGACTGAAACTGAATTGCTCTAGTGACTCTTGCAGATGCGGTGATATCTCCCGTCTCTCTGTCTCGCTGTTGAATCTTCTTACCGACCGCTTTGAACGTGTCAGGGCCATTCGAAGAAGTCACACGCATGAATCGTTCGATGATAAACTTACCATCTGAGACACGCAAGATATCAACCTTCGGGAAGAAGAACTCAACGTTGGTGTCGAACAGAATGCGGAATAGGAACTTGTAAGACTTCTCAGAGCCCTTTGCTTTGTAGAACGCTTTGATATTCTTGATGATTCGTCGCTGGTCGAGAGGTTCACCCGTTTCATTGTCGATCGCCAACTGCTCTGGAAAATTGAGCATAAAGGTTGCTTTGAACTGTCGAATGAATTCTTGCAGAGTATCATCAACGTCCGCAATGTCCCGCAGACCAAACGAGATGTTTAGCGCCTGGTCTTGTGTTTCCATCCATTCATAGTACGCTTCCAAGAACGCAACGAACGTTGGATGATCGGCCCGCACGAACTCAGGTAGCTGCTCGGGCACCTGAGACGAAAGGGTATCGCGGGTTATAAAACGATTGTGCGGCATTATGATTCAGGTATGATGGTAACTTTCACGGCGCGGGCATCGTCGGGATCGACAGACAAGATTTGATTGAACGACACATTGATATCCAATTCAGCAGGTAGAACCACGACCGAAATCGTGATGGTGCCCGGTAGAGTTTCAGGTCGAAAGTTGATTAGCTCTACTTTGCCCGTGTCGTATGTGATTCGCCCGACACATTCATCAACGATTCGCTTCTCAAGGTCAACCAGTTTGAACACTCGAATTGCTCCGTTCCCATCGTCATCTAGGAACGCATCTACAATCTCGTTTACTTCGGGATCGAAATAACCAAACGTAGTACTAGACAGCACCGGTTGGAATCCATCTTCGGGGTGCAAGATTGGATTGTTGAAAGGTAGAACATACGTCACCGCTCTACCCAGGGATGGTTCGAACCGCTTCTCCATCTTAATCTTCGTTTCATTGCTCAAGATAGAAGGTTCGGCGTCGTCAATCTCACAGACGAGATTTGAATATCGGAAGTCTTGTTCAAACTTCTCCAATTGCTCGTCACTGAAATTGCGAATGGTCTGAATCACCAACTGTTCGAGGCTGGTTATGGATAGAGTTGTGGCGCGGGGGTTGAATTTGACTTCGGTTTCGACAGTCAAGAAAGTAAATTCCGGGTCGATCACGATGGGCGTGATGCTCACTACGTTGCGCCGTTTCAGAATAGTGTTGGCGATAGTCAGCTTCTCAGCATCACTGATAGTCACACCGACCACTGGCTTTAGCGAGATGAATACTTTACCAAACTGTGGGGGACTGATATCCTCACCACCGAACACAAAGATGGATTCGATGTCGGGGAAGTCTCGGGCAACGATCGCCGCGTAGTCGTCCGATGTAACCGCACGATCTTGTGCTTGAAAATTCAACGGTGCAAAGAACTTGACCGACTCGATAGACTCTCGTTTGGAGCCACCAGCAGCAGCGTCTAGAACAGCAACATCGAAGTTACCTGTAACCGTGAACGATCGAGCTGCTGGACTGTCGTTGATTCCTGCACCGTTCGGTTCATCAGCATTACCTGATAGCCAGTCTACGAGAACTACGTTGCCGTTTGCAAGAGCCCGACCAACGATACCGTCACCGAAGATCAGCTCAAAGAAACCACCCTCAACCTCTTGCACTTGATACATCGCCGAGTCGCCGTCCGCAGTAATCAAATTTCTCAGCAATGCCCAAGGTTCATCAGAACCAGTTACATCGGTGATCGAAGTCTGCACACGAACCGTCAAAGTGGTTATGTCGATGGCAGGATCCGCAATGATGAACTTTTGATCGGGGTTCAGCTTGTCAACAACGAATGCGGTGTCGAGATGCGAACCCTCTTTGATAGTAACTTCGTCAATAACGAACTCACCGGTATCCGTATTTTCAATGAACTCTGCGGGAGCGAGATTAAGATAATTGTAGGTAACTCCATCAATGGTAGTTTGAAAAACCGTATCAGGCTGCAAGAACTTGTTGGTTTGCGACGGGAAAGGATCGGTTGCGGAGGTTACTTTCACGCGAGCCGTGGACGAGATCACCGATCGGGGCGTGTATCCCAGATGTTTTGCCAGAGACACAACAGCATCTCTGGTAACGGCGCTGTCCAAGAACATCTCGTTGGCCACCATGTTGATGTAGAACGAATGGTAGTGCGTGTTTGCAGCTAGTGCATCTAACAGAATGTTGATACCTGCACCTGCAAAGTCTAAGTCTCTAAACTGATCTTGGTCCCGGAGAAACTCTGTCAGGTTGGCTTTGATCTGGTCAAAGTCCAAATCAGTAATCGGAATGTTTGTTTCTGTACCCATTTATCTCAGTCTCGTAAGTGAAAGGTTCACAACAATGCCTTCGTCTCTATTGACAACGCGAAATTGAATGGTGACATCGTATTGGTTTTGATCTATCTCGTCGATCACATCGACCGTTAGCAATTCGATTCTCGGTTCGTATTGCTGTATCACTTCAACAATACGTCTTTGCAGCAGAACTGCCGTAGCTGGTGTGATTATCTCAAACAGCAAGCCTCTAACACCAGGATCTATTTCGGGGTGAAAGGGTTTCTCATACCGATTCAATTGAATCAAATTTCTCACCGCACGCTTCACAGCTTCTTCATCTAACTTTCGTGAG